AAAGAAGTAAGGCATTTAAAGATTTGCAATATCAAAATAGAAAAACATTAGGACTAGGATTACAACTAGGTGTTGGTCTAAGCGGTAATGGATTTGCGCCTTATGTTGGTGTAGGTTTAAATTACACTCCTAAGTTTTTGCAATGGTAAATAAATAAAAAAATGGAATCATCTAAATTTTTACAATTATCGGACGGAATATTATTAGAGTATATTTATACTAGTCAATCTAATCCAACCGAACTTAATACTGCTGATTACCCTATAGATATAATGAGGGATGGTCATACAGGTGGTAGCTATTTATTTAATACGAGTAATGTTTCAGCCGAGATAGGTAATTATACAGATATTTCTGCTGCTGCAATCAACAAAAATAAAACTCAGTATGCTTATTTAGATACCGACATAGGTGTACCTTATAATGATTTTGATCCTTTATTAACTGATACTGCTAATTTATTACAATCATTTTCACCAGAGCAAAATATTGCATATGATAAAATAAGAGTACATTTTATATCAGGGTTTTCTTTTACAGGGTATGACGGTATTATATTTGAAACATTAGTTCCAAGGAGAGATGGTGTAATGTTAAATTTATCTTCCATAAATTTCTTAAAGACTGATACTCCAGTATTTAATCCAGATCCAGTTTTAATAAATGATAAACTTTACGCATCATATATAGAGTGGATGGTTCCATCTTTATTCTTTATGAATAATACGCCTAACCTTACTACAGATACAAATTCTTTAGGAAATAAATTAACAGAAGGTCAAGGATTTTTAAATACCCCTACTATTACGTTTAAAGCAACAGGTATTTATGAAACTATAATTGAAAATAGCTATAGTTATTATAACGTTGAAGAAATTAATTCAGTTACATTACCAAGTAGAGATATTTATGATAATCTATATGCAAGTGTAATTGAATCAGATGGGGGAGATTATTTTGAATTATCTGGCCAAGTTACCGGTTCTACATTTCAAGATTTTATAATGCAATTAAATGCCGAGTCAGGTGGATTAGACAATATAGTATTTCATGAAATTAATGTAAGCGAACAGATAGATACAATTTTTACAAAAACTAGTACACAAGTATTTACTCAGACTACACAATTTAATGAACCAATATTATTTAGGCCAATTATTTTAAATAGTGCTGTTGCTGCATCCTTTACTATTAATTATGTTCTAAGAATTTATAATAGAGCAAATAATACGCAGATAATTAAGCAAGCTAAATTAACCTCATTTGATGTTAAGAAATATGGTAGGCGTTTAATGAAAATAAATTTAGGTGTTGTTCCTACTGTGGCTAATGTATATAATCAGATAGCGGCAGATGATGGTAATAACATTATAGTTAATAATGGAGGTGGTGCTGGGTTACCTGGACAGACAACTGAAAAGGTGGTTGAAAAAATGGTAGTAAAAACTAAATATGTAACTTCATTTAGAGATAAGTTAAATGTAAAGGCTGCAATATCTCCAGCTAAAATACAAACAATAACAGAAAGCAATGGCGGAACAGAATAACAAGGTAAGCGCATTTACAAAACCAGCAAAGTCAATACCATTGGCATCAACTGCACCTATTGGAGTTTCAACAAATGTAGCTACCACTAAACCTTACCAAGAATTTTTTCAGAGATTTATAGTATTAGATCCTAATGCTAGAACTTTACCTAACGGTGATGGTACAATACGAATATCACCTTTTGATGATTATATTATCTTTACTTTATATGATGATACCGTAGGATCTGTTCCTGTTGATCCGGCTAACCAAAAACAAGAAAACCCTAATGAAGCTGCGGCTTTCGTTAATACCGCTGAGTCACCAATAGATCTTAGTAATGTAGGTACCCTTACTTTAGTTTTTGTTGGGGAAAATGATGAAATTAGAATTCCTAATTGGACACAGGTACAAAACGTCGATTTATCACAAGGGCAAGTATTATTTAGAATAGACAAAGAAAGCTCAAAAAAGATTTTATCTTTAGATAATAATAACTTTTATATCTCTACTAGAATGGAAGATGTAAATGGTGTTAGTGACGAAAGTGTATTGTATACAGGTACATTCTTAGGCTTAACCGATGCAGCACAAGAAAGCATGACATCCAAAATGGAAGCACAAGCTGCCTTATATTCAGATGAGCTTGCGAGATTGCAATTACAGATATTAAATTATGAAGCAAACCAAGCAGAGTTATTATCTACTATAGAAGAATTAAATTCAACTATTATAGCTTTAGAAAATTCTAATATTGCATTAGCAGATCAGGTTGAGGTTCTATCAAATCAGTTAGGAAGTACCGAGGCTGAATTGGCAATAGAAGAATCTAGAAATGCTCAATTAAGAGCGGATCTTGCTAGAAAAAAGAAACTGCAAGTAATGAGTTTAGCAGTTAGGGCTAACCAAGCTAAATCAAAGGCTAGGTATAGAAGATTCTTTAGACAATCGGCTAGAGCTAATCAAAGTTTTAATACAACAAAAAATGCAATAAGCTTCCCAACCAGCTTTAGGCGAATTTCATAATAAATAGGATATGATATTAAGCGCAAGAAATAATCAGTTTAAATTTGAATTTCCTAGAAATTTTATACCTAAGGAAATTTCAGATAAATATAAACCATACTTAAATAGAATGCCAGGTGCAATGATAAAAGAACCTATTGACTATTTTAATTATGGTATACAGTCAATGAATTTACCAGGACCTAGCTTTGACCCAGTAACACAAAATGATTTCCCAGGTAACACCAGAAGATTTAGAACCAGCTTACCTAAGCAAGAACTTTTTGATAAAGAGTTAACTGTAACTATGCAAGCATTTGATGGTTGGGTAAATTACTGGATGGCTATTGAAGTATTTGAATACTATTATAAGCAAAGTGGAAAAAATCCATTTGTGCCTGAAGGTATAGGCTTACAAATGATAGACGGGGATGGTAATATTTTTGTAACTTGCCAAATGAAAGATATGATAATGACAGGTGTAAGCGCATTAGATTTAAATTTCTCAAGTAACACAATAGAATTCCAAACCTTTGATATTAACTTTACTTATAACATTTTAGAAACTAAGGTTAATCTTGTCTAATATATAAACAAATAGAAAAGCAATGAAAACATTTAAAGACTATCTTACTGAAAATCATAATGAATCGGTAGACATACAAAATCTATTAAATGAATCTTATGATTTAACAGAAGAACAAGAAGCTGCAATTGATAATGCAGTTGATAGAATCATGGAAGAACATAATAATGGTAAAGACTTAGAGATTATTATGGAAGAGATTATTAATGAAGGTATATTAGGATCTGTCTTAGGTGGACTCACCGGTTTTGCATTAGGAAAATCTGTAGGGAAAGCAATTGCAAAAGTACTAGGTATCCAAAAGGGTGCTTTATATGATTTATTAACCAGTCGATTAATCGGTGCTGCATTAGGTGCGGTATTAGGTAAGAGACTATAATTTAATATAATTGATTTACACAGGTATAGACTTCTCATTAAACAGCCCAGGTACTTGCACACAGGACCATAAAGGCAAATACACATTTATTACATTTTTCAATTACGGAAATAGAATATGGGATGATGCTGGTAAAAAAATACCTAAAGCGTTCTCCATACATAAAGAGTTAGTAGATGATAAAACTATATTAGGATTTCCGTATTATAGACAAGTAAAAGATAAAGACTTTTTACTTAGGGAACGGGAAAAACTCACGGATGGTCAAAATATAGCAGACTTAATTTCAAATATTTTAATAACATTATATGGAACCGAAAACCATAAGATTGCATTAGAAGGTTTTTCGTATGGTTCAAAAGGTAACTCATTTATTGACATAGTTCAGTATAATACATTTTTAAGAAATGAAATAGTTAATGCTTGGGGTGTAGAAAATATTTCAATATATCAACCATCTCACGTAAAGAAATTAGCTGGAAAAGGTAATGCAAACAAACATTATATGGTAAAGGCTTTCCAAGATGACGTTTTTAATGATAAAGATTTAAGGAAAACTAAATTATGGAAATGGACTCAAGGTAAAGACTTTACAGAAAAGATCCCTAAACCTATAGATGACTTAGTAGATGCGTATTTTATATTAAATGCTAATAAAGAAAAAGGGTGGTCATTGAATACTTAATACATAGAAAACCACTAAATACTTTTATGTCTAGTAATTACATACTTTTCTTTCTTCAATCTGTTAAATTTTATATATAGCAATTAGAACTTAGTTTCAGAATATTATGATAAAAGCAATAAAAAATAGAATATTTATTAAAAAAGATGAACTACCAGAGAAAATAGGTAGTATATATGTACCTAAAACCGAAGGTCAGTATGCTCCACCTTATTCTGGAACAATCATATCTGTAGGTAATGACATAGAGGATGAGGATTACAAAGTTGGGGCAAGAGTCCTATTTCATGATTTAGCTGGAACTGAATTTAAATATAATGATGAAACTATATTCAGCATCAGAGAAAATGATGTAACCGCTATTTTACAATAAAAAAGTTCTATTTAGTCTGAAACTAAGTAGAGATATGAATATATAATAAACAAAGGAACTGATATATTCAGGGACTTATAAACAGGCATATAACAAGGCAAAGTATATTGGCAATACCCGGGCAAATTAAAAATAGGCAGAGCTGCGTTATATCCACAATTAATAACAAAGTAAAATAAAAAGGCAATTAAAATGGCAAATGAATTCGACATTTTCAGTGTTAGCGTCAAGGACCTAGACACTGGAGACAGACCGCAAACAACAAGCGATCTTTACACACCGAAACCTGATCAAGGTTCAGACGGTACTTACCGTTCACTAATTAGGTTTTTACCTAATGCAAAAAATCCACGTAAACCTTTCGTTCGTAAATATGTCTACTGGTTAGAAGACAGAGATGGCAATGGCTTTTACGCAGACTCACCTTCAACGGTTGGAGACAAATGTGCTGTACAGGACATGTTCTTTAAACTTAGAAACTCTGAATCTGCTGTAGACAAAAAGATGTCAGAGGGACTTAAGCGTAGAGAAGTATTTTATGCATTAGTACAAATCGTAAAAGATCCACAAAACAGAGATCTTGAAGGACAAATTAAAGTAATGAAATTTGGATACAAGATTAAAACTAAAATTGATGAAGAGTTAAATCCACAGTTTGATGAACCTACTCAAGTATTTGATCCTTTTGAAGGAAAGAATTTTGAATTAGTAATTTCAAAGAAAGGTGGTTATCCAAACTACGATTCATGTAAATTCCAAGGGAGTAGATCTCCAATGTCAATTAACGGTAACGATGTAACAGCTGATGACGCAGGAAGAACTGCAATTCTTGATTACATTAAAGATGCACCGGATTTAGGCAACTTTGACTACAGACCATGGACTGATGAACAGAGAAATAAAGTAATGGGCGTACTATCTCAATTTAGTAACCCAGGATCTTCTATTGATACTGTTACTGCAAAATCTGCACCAGCACCGGCTGCAACTAAAGCTGCTGCTGCGACTGTAACAGAAACCGCTGCACCTTCTGCAACGGCAACTACATCTAAAACCGAAGATTCTTCTAAGGGAGATGATTTTGATGATTTCATTAACGGTTTAGATCTTTAATCATATGGGAACAGAAGTAATAATATCTTCTGAAATGAAAGCTCGGATCATCGATAAGGTGGTCCGAGTTCTTCATCAAAACCATTCTCATCCTGAGAAAAGAAGAATATTAGAAAGTAAAGAAAGATTAAATTTTGCTTGTCCTTATTGTGGTGATTCACATGATACACCTAGAAAAAAGAGAGGTAATTTATATTGGAACAATTTACATTTTCATTGTTATAATTGTTCGGCTCATGAAAGTTTAGATGTATTCTTAAAGGATCATAATTTAAATTTTGAAGGTGATGATAGAATTAATGTTCTTAATTACATTAAAGATAATAGTAAAAACTTTTCTTTAGGCGAAACTTTAGAATTTCATTTATTTGATAAAGCTAACAAATTAGCATTATCTTTTGATGAGATTGCAGTAGGGTTTAATGTATATCCTATTAATTCATTAACATATAGAGCTTACCCATATCTTAAGAGTAGATTACTTCACCATAAGACCGAAAAATTTGGTTATGACCCAAGGCGTAAAGAGTTGTATGTTTTTAATTTAAATAAAGAAAATAAAATAATAGGATTTCAGGTTAGGGCATTAGAAAATACCACTGGCCCTAAGTATAAGACTTGGAATATAGAAAGAATATATGATAGATTAAAAAAGCAACTAAATGTTTCTGAAGAAGAATTAGATTCTTTAAATAAAATATCAATGATATTCGGTATCTTAACAGTTAATTTAGGTAGAGAGTTTACAATATTTGAAGG